CCTTGTTCTGAGTTGTTGATTCGTTGCAAATATTCAAGAACTGAAGCTGATTCGTCAACTGGTGCTGTACCAAGTTTTGCTACACCGGTATCAATATCACGGTCACCAGAACGAGTGAACAATCCAGCGTTATCTAAAAGGGTATTAATTCTCGCCCCAGCATATTGAACCGTTGGAGTGAACGCTGGAGTTTTAATGTTGTTCAAACTATATAACTTGTCTGAACAAGTAACCGTCACCAAAGAACGGTTTGGTTTCTCAATTGACTGGTTGTATTGGCTGATGATGCCGGTAAACAGGTAGGTACCGTTTCTGCTGATACGCACGTTCGTATTCAACTCAAATCCCAACCGTCCCTGAGTTGAGTTGTAATACGGGGATGCAGTATTGACTAACGAAAAATACCAGTCACGATCCTCCAACACAATCGTTGCTGAACCAGGTTGACCTGTTGCGTCACGATACCTGTTCTGCCGTCCACGATTAATGGACACACCCTTCACATACGCGGTGACATCCACATACAGAGGTGTTCCCTCAATCACATATGTTGTTGACCCAATGATTCCCTTGACCGCATCACCAACAATGAACGCGTTAGTTGTCGCACCATAATCCATCTCAACCATATAGGTACCGCAGTTAGGGACAACAACAGCCATAACTACCTGACGCTTACTGGGATTTTGCCAACCGTCTTGTTGTACTCAACGAGATAATCAACAATCAATTTTGGTACACCAGCATCAGCAATAGCAGCATTGATGATTACTGTTGGTGCTGACTGTGAAGAAACCTTATTAGCACCGGCACCAAGGTTGTATCGAGGGTCATTAGGTTGAATGAACTCTGGCATACCAGCAGAAGCCGAAGTACCAGTCAAAGCAGAACGCGCACCAAAAAACTTTTCTTGCATGGTCTTCAAATTCTGTAAAGCCTCAGCCTCATTCTCCAACGCTTCAGTAACCGCATCAATCGCCTCAGCCTGACGCTCCTTTGCATCCGTCAACGCCTTTTGATATTCGGTATAAATAGCTGAACCAATCGTCGCCCCATAAATCGTGTCATTCAATGTTTGTTGCTGGTCGTTCAAATCCTTGGTTGAAGCTGTTTGAGCATCAGTTGCATCAGTCACCGACAACTTGGCTTCAGCCAAATTCAGTTCTGCTCGACGAATATCAATAGGTGAAGATTCAGGGTCTTTACGAACCTTGATTAGATTCATCTCAGCATCAGCAACAGAATAGATCGCCTCTTCAACTGCATAAGTTGCCCGTTCCTGGTCACGCTTAGCTTTATCCAAAGCCGTCTGAGCTGCAATAGCCTCCGGTGAACCAGCACCATACCCTTGCGAAATCTTGTCAAACTTCGCTTGAGCCTCAGCCAACGCAGCATCAGCCTCTTTTTTGGATTTATTAGCACCCTTTGAAGACTTAGTTGCAGAGTCAAGAGACTTCTGTGCAGAAGTGGCAGACTTCAATGAATCGCTATATTCCTTCATGTAATCGGTGGCTTTTTTAATTGAACTGCCAGATTTTTTAACACCATCACTAAGATTAATAGCTTTTGGAATTAAAGCTGTTGCAGCCAAAGAAGCTGAACGAGTTGATTGGCTCATACGGTCAAGAGAGTCGGAAACGTCTTTAGGTGGTTTCCCAAAATTAGCCAACTCAACTGAAGCTAAATAAACTTGCCGTCTAAAGCCATCAAACATTGCTCCAGCATTAGCCAAAGCATCCTCGGTAGCGAATTGAATTTCCTTCATTGCAACTGCAACTGCTAAAGATTTGGCAGCACCAACTAGGTTTCCCTTCAAACCATAAGCAAGAGCAGCACCGTCAGCAATAATACGAACAGTTTTAGCAATCTCATGTGTGAACGAAACAAGCGACAAATATGCTGATTCAATAACATTTATTGCGGTTATTCCAAATTCGCCCATTTGTGCCGTTGCCATAGCCAACGCACCAGAGATGCCTTTTTCTTTGACATTCTCAGCAAATATTTTAATTGCTGGAACCACAGTTTGATTCATTGTTGAAACAAAGTTTTTGAAATATGGAAGAAGAACTAAACCTATTTCAGTTGCAGCATCACTCAACGATGCTTTGAGAATACGCATTTGGTTAGCGAAACCACCAGAGGTTCTTTCAAAGTCGCCTTGAGCTAACGCAGTATCTTTTAGGATAAGGGCATACGATGCTTGCGTTTTGGCAGTAATGTCCAATGCGCCTTTGCCATCGTACAGGCCAAGATTCATCGCTTCCTGCTTGAGTCGCACATCGTTGATGGCGACACCAAACCGTTTCAAAGGTTCAGCTTCTCCGGACAAACCAGAGCGCAATGCTTGGATTGCTTCTTCAATATTTGTGTTATTGAATGAAGCCAAGTCTGCAGCTAAACCAAGCAATGTTGTGCTCATTTCGGCAGCTTGACCTTTGCCAATACCAAAAGCCTGAATTAAGTTACCAAAAGTTCCAGCAGCTTCTAAAGCGGATTGTTTGGTAATACCAAATGAAACAGCCGATGTTTTGGCAAAATCATTGACAACTTTTGCTGAAGCACCAAAAACTGTATTTACTTTAGATTGAGATTCTTCCAAATTGGAAGCCATATCAACAAGTTTGATCGAACTAGCAGCAATAGCACCAAACGCTGCGGTACCGGCTACAGCAAGGGTGCGGAAGGATGGGACAAGGGTTTTAAGTTTTCCACCTATACCGTTTACATCATCGCTGACTTTCTTGATTCCTTTGTTGAATCCAAGTGTGTCAGAAATGAATTTAACAACGAACGTGCGCTCACCAGCCATGCGCCGATTCTACTCAATAACCGACAACCCATTCCGCAAAGCCCTGAACTCTTTCAACATCGCTGAATATAAGTCTTTCCCTGATAGACCATCCCAACGAGAAATATCTACAGGAGCATTCCACCAAGCCTCACTCAAAACCTCTGCACCAGCACGACGCTGACGTGGCTGACGTACTTGCTTTGCGCGTGGTGCTACAGGATTAGAAGCAACCTGAACATCGAGTGTGAACGAAGAATCCAACAATTGACCATGACCCTCATGGAACTCAAAGGGTTGATCTGGTGCGTGTTGTGGAAGATAGAAAATTCGTGCAGGGTCTTTAGTCTGAGGGTCACCAACTAAACCAATACGGTCATGCAACTCAGCCCACACCACCCGCCACAACGACGCAGGCACCTTCTCCGCCAACGGCAAGACCAGGTGATAGTGAGGATCATCCAACCGATGCGAATACGTCGAATAGGCAAACCATTCCAAACCGTCCAGTCGAGCATTGTCAAAGGCTTCGCTGTCCATGTCCACCACAAGGGCTTCAACAAAGCGAACATTACGGTTACCTCTAGTAGTACCAGCGTCATACTCAACAGGTGACCACAACGACCCAGCCTGCTTCACAGGGTTCTCCTCATGGAACGCCAACAACTCCTTCAAGTCATCCCACGACGAAGCCAAAGGCTTCGGATAAATCGACTTCAAATCCTTAAATAGAACAGCCATAACCCCTCCTCCTAGAAGGGTACAGGAACCTCAGCCAAAGTCAAGCATTATCTTTTAAGGCTAATCTTTGACGAAAACCAAGCCCTTGTCAGTCATGTTGTAAACACCGCCAGCCTCAGTACGGGCTTTAGTAGCAGCAGCTTTATCATCAGACAATTTGGCTAAAACTCGGTCAATGGCATTCAAATATTCGTTAGCAATGTTTTGCTTCTCTTTACGGACAGTAGGCCAAAAGAAATAACCGGAACGACCACGATGCCTTAAGAATTGTTTGGTTGTTGGTCTAGACCCACCACCAAATTCCGCACCAAAAAATACATCGCCTCTTGTGACCTTGCGTTTCATTCTTCTCTTTGTTTTGATGTTGTATGAAGAAGAGAATTTGCTTGATTTTGATTGGAATGGAGAGTTTTCTTTAAGCTTGATAGTCGGGATGCGATCTCGGCTTGCGCTCATACCCTTCATAACTTCAACAGCCTGACGGCTACGAGTCACAGTCCCAGCTTCGGCTTTAGCTTTATCCAACAAATTCTGTGCCACTTGTTCAGCAGCCTTACGCATTTCATTATTGAAATCAGGATAGGCCTTTGAAGCATCACGCAAAAATTCTGCAATACCAATAATTTGTACAGGATCGTTCCCAGCAGTAATGCTGACCTGTCCTGCTCTACCAAATGCTTGCGCCATACTGCAAGACTACTTGCCTAAATGAATTGCTCTCCAACGCAAATAAGCGAACATCGTGAAGATCATTCGAGGGTCTTCTGCCAGCAACACCGATGGTGCAATACCTGTCTCAACAGACAGGTAAGCAATCATCCAATGGGCTGACTGATCTCCAAAGGGACGATCACGGCATCAGCCTGGTCACCCAACTCCAAAGCCTCAATCTCGTTAATCCACGAATCAAAATCTAAACCAGTACGTTTCGTGCGATGCTCAGAATGCCAAGCCAAGAAACCTAAATCGGTGAGTGTCAGTTCAGCCTCAAACTTCGCAACGCTTTTGCTGAACTTCTGTTCAAACGCAATGAAGTCTGGGAACGCAGCCATGATGGTGCGCTTTGATTGATCTAACGATGACGTTACTTGTAACGCTATTTTCATTTTTCCTCCGCAGGGTTAAGGGTTTGTGAGAAAACTTACGCGCCAGTACCAGTCTTAGTTACTGCACCGTCAACAGGGAAGGTGACATCAAAAGTGGCGAGGTCGCCTACAGCACCGTTGACTGGTGTGTAGCCAACTGGCAACACGTTGAATGAATACTGTGGTTGAGTCGAACCAGCAGTAGCGGTACCGTTTGGCTTAATCACCATTGGTACAGCAGTTCCGTTGTTAAACGCATCATAAAACAACTTTTCAATTGTTGGGTAGTCCTGGTGCATTGACAAGGTGACGCTGTGGTCACGCAAGCCTTGAATGCGGGTTACAGCGTTTGCTGTGCCGAACGCGGTCGTAGCAACTTCTGCAGCCGACAACGTGAGTGCAACAGATGCGACATAAGCCGAGATGTCCGTGTTTGCGGTTCCGAATGTCACGTTTACGTTTGTGAGAACTTGCTTTGCCATGTTGATTACTCCTGCCTTCCGGCACTCGAAGATTTACTAATGAAACTCTACACGCTCGCAGGA